GCTGTTTCTTGGGTATGCAATGCAGGTTGCACGGTATGATGAGTACGACGATCACATAGTAGCTCACTTCCCGGAAGAAATGGGGCTGAAACCGCTATATTTTTCGTACAATAGCGATACAGACTTCGTTTTGATGTATGCTGACGAGGTCTGTGAAAATTAAGAAAAGTGGCCGCTGGCCAAAAAAAGTGGCCAATTGGCCACTTTTAAAAACAAAAGTGGCCAGCTGAAACCCTTGAAATTTCAACGTTTTGAGGGTCTCTGGCCACTTTGCCCACTTTTTTAACCATATAATGGGAAAAAGAAAAATTTTATTTTATATAAATAGGCCAAAAAAAGTGGCCAAAGTGGCCAGCAAGCCTGAAACCCTTGCAATTACTGGGGTTGAGCGTGGCCACTTTTCAAAATAAAGTGGCCAATTGGCCACTTTTTCCGGCCATTTGTCATTTTTGGCCATTTTTAGTGATTTTTATGGTTTTTGGTTGAAATTAAGGAGGATTTTAGCAATGAAAACTACGGTATTGACGGTGGAGAATGCCAAAGCAAGCGGTAATGCTATAAGAGTTTTGTATGATGATCTTGTTGCAGAACTCGGTGAATGCTCGAAAGAAGAGTTGGAAAAGGTGCCGGACGAGACACTTGCATTGATGCAGGTATTTGGAGATGCTATGGTAGCTCTTATGTCACTCAAAGAGGACATTGTAATAGATTTGCCAGATGAAGAGGCTAACTAATAAACAATCGCTCTTATTTTTTGATTCGCAAAATTCACACACCCTTTTATAGGAGGAGAAGACTGAGAATGTGTCATAAAGACGCTTTTCAGCCTTCTTTTTATTTGTGAGGTGAACCATGAAAAAAGAGAGCGACTTTCAGAAAGATTTGATCGCCGAGATCGAAGCTATGTTTCCGGGGTGCATTATTGAAAAGCATGACCCGTATAGAAACGGCTTTCCGGATTTGATCATTCTTTATAAGGATAAATGGGCAATGCTCGAATGCAAGAGAGAGAAGAATGCGAGCAAGAGACCACGTCAGGACTATTATGTGGACCTTCTTAATCGTATGTCTTTCTGTTCATTCGTATATCCTGAAAACAAGCAGGAGGTATTAGATGGACTTCAATCCACATTCGAACCTAAGAGGACAACACGCATTCCTCGGAGCAAGTAAGTATCACTGGATCAATTATGATGCGGATAAGCTGATTCAGAGTTATACAAATTTTACGGCGGCTCAGAGAGGTACAGAGCTTCATGAGTTTGCTGCGTTTTGTATAAGACTCGGGCAGAAGCTTCCGAGATCTGAAAAGACGCTCAACATGTATGTCAATGACGCGATAGGGTTCAAGATGGTACCAGAGCAGATTCTATATTATTCAGAAAACTGTTTTGGCACTGCAGACACTATTTCGTTTAATAAGCATGATTTGCTGAGAATCCATGATTATAAGTCGGGAACTATACCAGCACATATGGAGCAGCTTTATATTTATGCTGCTCTTTTCTGTTTGGAGTATGGTGTTAAACCTGGTGACATCCAGATCGAAACGAGGATCTATCAAAGCAATGAGATATTTGCAGATCAACCGGATGCCACTGTAATAGGTCCAATCATGGACAAGATTGTATATTTTGACAAATTAATAAAAGAACTTAAAGAAAGGGCTTGATATCATGAACCACATAGCGGAAGAGATATTAATGCATTACGGTATTAAGCGTAGATCTGGACGCTATCCGTGGGGATCGGGTGAAAACCCTTATCAACATAGCGGCGACTGGCTTTCGAGAGTTGAGACTCTGACAAAAGAGGGTAAATCTCAGAAAGAGATTGCCGATTACATGGAGATGTCAACTGGCGACCTCGTAGCTTGGAAGGCGATAGCTAAAGACGAAAGGACTCTGTATCGTATAGCAACGACTAAAACGATGCTTGAAGATGGTCACAGTCAGACTGAGATAGCTGATAGGCTTGGTGTTAATGAGTCAGTAGTAAGAGATCTTATCAAGAAAAGTGAGCACTATGAGACTAAGGCTTCTATATCTCGTAATGTCGCCGATTCCATAGCAAAGCAGATTGAAACTCGTGGAGCAGCGCTGGACGTTGGAAAGGGCGCAGAGCTCAACTTCGAAGACCCGGTTACTGGTAAAAGACTTTCGAGAGAGAAGTTTGAGCAGGCTCTTAATATTCTTGATGCAGAGGGCTACAGAGTTTACGGCATTGGTGAAAAACAGGTAACAGTAAAGGATCAGCAGACGAATGTTATGTATGCTTGTCCAAAAGGCACCAATTGGGGAGACCTTTATAAGAAGGAATACAAGAATCCCGATACAGGAGAGTGGACTACAGAGAAACTCGAAAATGCTTCAGATGTAAGACCTCTTGTTAAGAAAGAGTCACTTGTGAAGTATGAGGTCGACCTCAGCAATATGCCTAAAGAGACCGTCTTTCAATATCCTGCGAGCCTGTCTTCAAAGCGAATAAAAATTGAGTATGCTGAAGATGGTGGTTCTCAGAAAGATGGCGTAATCTATCTGAGAAGGGGCGTTGAGGATCTTTCTTTGGGCGAAAAGAATTATGCTCAGGTAAGAATACTTGTAGACGATACACACTATCTCAAGGGAATGGCGATGTACAAGGACGATATGCCTCCTGGGGTCGATGTTATATTTAATACGAGTAAACATAAAGGCACCCCTATGATGGGTGAAAAGGACAATACTGTCCTGAAACCTATTGAGAGAAAGAAGGATGGAACTCCTATGGAGAATCCGTTCGGTGCTGAGATCAAGCGTAATGGTCAAAGATGGTATACCGATAAAGATGGCAATGAACACCTCTCCTTAATTAACCGTGTTAATGAGGAAGGAGACTGGGACGATTGGAGTAAAACCCTTTCGTCTCAATTCCTTTCTAAACAACCTAGAGAGCTTGTTCACAAGCAGCTTAATCTCGCTGTTGCTCAAAGACAAGAGCAGTTTGATGAGATAAAGAATTATACAAACCCGACTGTTAAGAGAATGCTTCTTCAGGAGTTTGCGGATTCTTGTGATCGCGATGCTGTTGATCTGAAAGCGGCCTCACTTCCTCGTCAGAGTACCAAAGTTATATTACCGGTTGACACTCTCAAAGATAATGAGATCTATGCTCCTACCTATAATACTGGAGATAAGGTGGTTCTTATAAGGCATCCTCATCAGGGCATATTTGAGATTCCGACTCTAACAGTCAATAATAGGCATCCTGATGGAAAGAAGCTTTTGGGTGATTCACAAGATGCTGTCGGTATTAACAGCACGGTTGCTTCCAGGCTTTCTGGAGCGGACTTTGATGGAGACAGTGTCGTTGTAATACCAGTAAACGACCGAGTAAGAATTAAAACTCAAGATCCGTCTAAAGATCCATATTTGAAGGACTTGGTTGGCTTCGATCCAAGAGAGGCGTATCCTGCTAGAGAAGGCATGCGTAGGATGACCAAGCAGAATAAGCAAACCGAGATGGGTAAGGTTTCGAACCTCATTACGGATATGACTCTTCAGGGAGCTCCGCCGGAGGATATTGCTAAGGCAGTTAAGCATGCTCAGGTCGTAATTGATGCCGAAAAGCACAATCTCGATTATAAGAAGAGTGAAGCTGATAACAATATCAAAGAGCTTAAAGAGAAATGGATGAAACATACCAATGAGGCAGGTAATGAGTCTGTTGGAGCATCTACCATCGTCTCAAGAGCAAGCTCGGAAAAGACCGTAACGAAGACTAAGGGTAATCCTAATGTGAATCCTTACACAGGAGAACAGTCTTGGGATGAGATGCGATATTTCGATCCCAAGAAAGGTAAAGAGGTCATTAAGCCTTCTAAGCGTGTTGAAGAGTATTACACAAAAACTGAGTATTGGAACGCGGAAACTCACAAGTGGCAGACTAAGAAGATAGAAGGAGCCAAGGTCAAGACGACCGAAGTCATGAGGACTAAGCAATCTACTCAGATGGCCGAGACCAATGACGCCATGACTTTGGTTTCTCCTATGAGGCATCCTATCGAGCTTGAGTATGCTAACTATGCTAACACAATGAAGCAGATGGCCAATGATGCTCGAAAAGAAATCTATTCTACAGGTAAACTCCAGTACAATAGAGAAGCCGCTGAAACATATTCTGCGGAAGTCAAGAGTCTTGAGTCAAAGCTTTATCTCGCTAATCTAAACAAACCAAAAGAAAGAGAAGCTAACCGTCTTGCAGAGAGCATTGTTCAAAGGCAAAAGCAAGACAATCCTGATATTTCAAAAGATAAGATGGGAAAGCTTCGCAATCGCGCTATGGTTGAGGCGAGGTTAAGAGTAGGCGCGGATGGCAAGAGTTCGAAAATCTATTTTTCGGATAAGGAATGGGAAGCCATTCAAGCAGGAGCCATTCACGACACGAAACTTAAACAACTTCTTGATGCATCCGATAAAGATCGTGTTAAGGAGCTTGCCTTACCGAAGCAGAGCAGAGGACTTACTCCTTCTCAGATATCTACAATGAAAGCGATGCAAGCTTCCGGTTATACTCAGAAAGAGATTGCAGACAGACTTGGAGTTTCCGTATCGACTGTCAGCAAGAACCTGAGATAAGCCTTTTTATATTTTTGAAAAATACCCCCCCATTTAAAATGGGCCCCTATATATCCCGTCTCTTCATATCCCATTTTAAATTGGGGGTATTTTCTATTTCCTATATTCGATTTTCTATTTTCATTTTTGAAACTCTTTTAATTCTTTGAACCCCATATGAACCTAAATATAAAATCCTTTTTCTATTTTGTATATCCCATTTCCTATTTTCGATTTCCTATTTTCGATTTCCTATTTTGCATTTTTGATTTCCTATTTTACATTTTTGATTTCCTATTTTACATATTTTGATCTCTTATTTTATTTCCTATTTGATACCCCCATTTAATTTTATTAACCCCCCAATTCTAAACCTAAATATAAAGAAGCTTATACCAAGCCTTAATATAGGCACCTTATAATAGCGGTTCATATAACCGCCCCTATACAAGAAAGGAGATACGCATGGTACCTGCTGTAGCGCTTACTACTGTGGACAATCCTTGGGATCCATTCACCCAGTGGGATGAATGGTATGAGTTTGACACGACTCATGGCTATGGCACCTGCTCCTACCTTGCTCGTGTCGCTATGACTTCAGATCAACTCACACCGATGGAGAACTACAGGATCATAGAAAATGCAATTGATTTAATCATTGACTTGGACTTCCTCCACCTGTACAAGAAAGTGTATGAGAAAAAAGAGTAGAAGTTCTTAATTGTTTATTTGTTTTAAGCATGATTGAGATTACATGTTTAGGATTCATCAAACCTGAAGTATGAGGAACATAAATAAATTATTTTATTTATTTTTTGATATTTGACCCATAGGGGGGTGCCTCGAAAAATGACCCCCCTCCAGCAT